GGGTCACTGGTTCGACTCCAGTAATTCCCACAAAAGGGCTTCATTAAATATATGGGGTCCTTTTTTTAATTATGAGCTATTATTTCTACATACTTTATTCATCAATAAGAGACAAATATTACGTAGGACATACAAATGAATTATCGGGAAGGTTGCGACGGCACAACAGTAATCATTTGGGCTTTACAGGTACAACTAATGATTGGACATTGGTATATTCAGAGTTATATGAAAATAAATCAGAAGCCTATAAAAGGGAGAGAGAAGTAAAAGGCTGGAAGAGCAGGAAAATGATAGAATTTTTAGTTAAGAAAAATAGTTTATAGCATCCCGTTACAACGGGAGGGTCACTGGTTCGACTCCAGTAATTCCCACAAAAGGGCTAATGATTTTTAAAATCAGAATCATATACAGAATCGTTAAAGTGGAAATGTGTTAACAAAAATTAACAAAATATTTTATTTTATAAGTAAATTGGCTTAAAATGTTTGTAAACTTACGAAAAATTTAGAAAAAGCAGATGGAAGTCAATATATAAATATCAACAAATGAGCACTTTGAAAATTATGATACTTTTCTTTTATTTGTACCTTGTACCTTGTACCTTGTACCTTGTACCTTGTACCTTGTACCTTGTACCTTGTATAAAGGTATAACTACCAAATTTACCAAAAAAATACCAGTTAGCAACTGCCACGAAATTTTTAGATTTGTGTTATTTTAATAAATTATGCAAGACCAACTTAAGTGTTTTTGGGCAATTGTATGCATTCAATGTGTTGAAAATAAATCATTTGCAATTGCCTTTATAAGTCAATAAAAAACATAAATTTTTAAAAATTAAACAAAATGAAAAAGATTTCAATCATATTAAGTTTTACTATTATCTGCACAATTTTTTGTTATTGTAAAAAAGAGATTCCTATTCCCAATGAAAATAAAATTGATAAAATTTTACCTAAAAAAGCAAGTCCGGGATACGAAGAAATGCTAAGAAAATTAGCAAAATTTATTAGAGAATTATTCAATATTACTATAGATATTAAAAGTGGTTTTTATTACGCTGTTTATTATCCAAATGGGAATTTGTATAAAGAAGGGTGTAATCCATGTGATGCAATTTGTAAGTTAGTTATTCATACAGGTATTTGCAATTCAAACCCTGATATTAGCCTAAATTGTTTAATTGTGAAAAATGATAAAGGCGAAATTTTATGTTGTATGAACGAAGGAGAAGATCAAACATCATTTAACAGATTAATTAATACTGAGAGATTGATACACTTAACTTCTGATTTAGTTATAGACGATGAGGGTTTTTTAACTGAGTTTGGATATAATGAGCCTATAGTAATTGAAAAAGGAAATATTCAATATCAAATAATAGATGGTATTACATTTATTAATTTAGGTGTTCACTAATTTATTAACAAACATAAAAGGCATGCATTATTTCATGTCTTTTATGTTTAATACAATTAAAAAAAGAAAATTACTAAAGTATTTTTTTTTATGTTTATAATGCTAATTGTATGCAATAACTCAGATATTGTAGGCAGAATACAAAAAAAAACATTGAAACGGTATTTATAAAAGAATTTTCTGAATTCAAAAAAGAGGATATTGGGAAAATAGATACCGTAAGTCATTATACTAAAATTAATATTCAAAAAATATCATCAAAAGACATTAAAGAATTGTGTACAAGAGGAAAAGTAAGTTGTCTTATATTTTGGGCACCATGGTGTAAAGGATGTTGTAAAGCTTTAAAAGAAATTTATAAAGAAATTATCGAAGATAATAAAGAGGATGCAACTTTTGTACTAATTTCTATATCAAATGATCTAGCTGCCAACCAAAAAGTATTATTCTCTATTAAATATTTCATGCAATCTTACGCTTTGGGTTCTGCTATTTATAAAGGAACTTATACAGATGATTTCCCTAAATTAAAAAAATTTCTTGACGAATTATTTCCTAGTAAAAATTTAAAGCATTATATTTCCTTAATGATAATGATTAATAATAAGCAGGAATTATTAGCTTTTGATCCTATGTATAAAAATGATATAAAAAGAATAATTAGCCAATTAAATAATAAATAATGCTAGTACATGGGCAGTTTATTGCCAATATCACAGACCTTTGTCATATTAGAATTATACAATTAACGGAATGACCTTGGATTGTTTTTGTTGGGGTATTGGATGTATTTCAAAATAAAAAAATAAAAGTTATGAAAAAATTAATTCTGTTATTATTTATTTTTTCAGTAATTTATAATTCCAAAAACGAAAAATACACTTTTCAAAATCGAAAAGTACACTTTTTTACAAATTTAAACATTATTTAAATACCAATTTAAAAGGCAGCCTTTCGACTGCCTTTTTTTTTGTTAAAATTACTCTATATATGCATTGTCAAATCAATCTTTCCGTCGTAATAATACCATAATATCAATACCGCCAGCACCATTGCCAGAGCAATAAAATCGTAAAATCATATTATTTACATTATCCACATTTCTATCTGCCAAAGTCGAATATTCTACTGTTAACCCTGTGGCAATAGTCTTACCAGAAATTAACGTTTGATTCCAACTTGCGGGATTTAATATAGCTTGAAAATTAGTAATACTGCCAGCTGTGTTATTTCTTAATGTAATCGTCTCAATCATATAGCCAGCAGGGATTGCTAAATCTCTATTTGCAACGCCAACCGCAATATTAGTTGTAAAGTTCCCCGTCCAAATTTTTTGTATATTTTGCAATTCAATTAAATATAAGTTACCGCTAACTGTGCCGTGAAATCCGTTGCCAGAAGAATCTAAAATTGTAGTATTGCCAGCACTTTCCCCCCGTAATTCCATAATGCAGCCAAGTTGAATTATACTAACATTATCAACCTTCATATTACAGGCAGGATGCCCTTCGATGTAAAATACATGAGAGTTCATAATTATTGCAGCGGAATGCGTTCCATTTGACGATAATACAAAGAAGTTGCCAATAGTTCCGCTATTACCGACCCTAATCGCGCCAGAAACATAATCGGATACAGTTAAGGTAATTTTATATAATTTACCAGGAATTGCAGCGTTTAGCTGGTATGCGGACTGATATGTTCCATCGCTGATACAATTTAATTTGCCATTACTAATCGAAAAAGTTGGCGTTAATCCCCAATTTGCCGAAGTGTCAAACCCACCATTTTTCACCCGCTCAAAATTCGAGGCAGATTTTGCAGAATGTGGAATGACAAAATCAGCTTTTCCGTTGTTGAAAAAATTATAATAGTCAGCAGCTACAAAAGCTCTATTAAAGAGATATAAGCTTGATATTTTTCCCATAAAATAACTACTGCCCACCCTTCCGTATTCAAAAGTTGTTGCTGTAAATGCATCGCAACTTATCATTACAAAATTCCAAGTATTAAGAGTGATTGTATTAGTTAAAAAGGTATTGACGTAAATTATTGAGTTTGTCACCCCATTTCCTAAAGTAATTAAATTAGCTGCATTAATGGACACCGTTAGATTAGTTCCAAAATTCAATATTCCCCTGTTATTTGCTGTTGGGAAAATCCAAAATGCAAAGGAATTTACAATTCCTGTAAATGTTGAAGTAATAAATGATGTACCTCCATCTAATTGATACCCTTTTTTATCTTCGCCCCAATTACCCGCAAATTTCATCTTATTTACTGAATTTTCGACATAACTTATAAGACTATTGTCGTCAGCGTAATTCGTAATATTATTATTGCTGCCAATCAGTTGCTGCAAGGCAGTTGTTAAATGTGTTAATCCTATTTGATTTAAATTAATATCTATTCCATTTAACTTAGCAGCTAAGCGGGCAACGGCATTATCAACAGCTATTTTCCAAATATTATCAATCGAATTTAAAATTGCTAAATCAATATGGGTGTGAGATTGCGTGGCTGCTAAATCGTAGTTCTGCTTGTCTTGTGAAGTAATTAAATCCAGAACTGACTTATTACTATGTGAATGCCTTGCTTCTGTATTAGCACTAATTGCATTAACTAAATTAACCGTTAAATCATTAGTTGAAAGTCCCTTCCCTGTAATTTTATCGACCTTACCAGCAATTGAGGTTATAAGTTCATTTATAACGTTCGGATTCCCTTGCAAAGCATTTGATATTTCTAAAAGCGTATCCAATACACCAGGAGCTCCGTTAATTATTGAATCTTTAACATCATTAATTAACAATGTTAAAGATGATTCTAAATTTTCTACATAAGTAGACAATTCTGATATATTAAAATCTAAAGCTTCGCTTAGTTCATTGAATTTTTGCAGATAATCTGACTTAATAAATTCGTCTTGTTCAAAAATCCAATCTATCGTATTTTCTATTTTTATATCAACATTGCTTATTTGTTCAAATAAAATACCAATTACATCTTGAACAGCAGGTATATTAGAAGGAGTTGCATTTATAGATTTTTTAAAAAACAAACTAAAAATATCTGAAGCTAATATTATACTACCATCAGCACTTTTTGCTATTAACTGAAAATTAACTTTTTGCGAAAAAGTCAAAATTTGAGGTATAAAAAATGCAATTTCTCCATCAACTTCCAATAACGGTGGAAACTGAATTTTTTGCTGTCCTGAATTATTTGTATAAATTGCATCAAGATATAAGATTTTATCTCTCCAATCTGCAGATATTTCAAATTTAAGCTTAGTCGCATTATGTTCCCCCTCAAAATTTATTGAATTTTCAATAAATACCTGCCCTTTTACATTTATTTTTATTAAAATTTCTCTCATAATATCGCTATTAATCCATGTGTTTCAAGTTTACTAATTAATTCATCAATCCTAGATCGCATTGATAACATTACCTCATTTATAACCATTACATCCGAATTATAATCGCCTGATATTCCTCCAAGCTCCGATATAAATTCTGCACCCAACTTATTTATACCTTCTTGTTGAGATGTTATCACTTTTATTCCATTAACATATAAACCATTATCCACATCTAAATTTTCAGTTTTATTATAAAAACTATCTATTAAATCGTGAAATTGTTGCTCTGTGGGCTTTTTATTGGTTTCAAACCACGATTTTAATATTTGTACTGATTTTGCTGACATTTTCTTATATTTTAAATGATAATTCTAAATTTATACTTGTTGTGTTCATATAACTTGCCACATCGCCATTTGATTTTATTTTAATACCTCCTATATTTCTTTCCTCTGCTGGCCTATACCCTATTGGCAAGTTAAATATCGCCATATAATCTGGTGTAGCTTTTGTTGCAAGTCCTTTTATATGAATCATATTCAACATATCCTTCTTATAAGATACTTCTGCAAATGGACTTCCTTGATTGCTATAATTGTTGAGTAATATCGCTTTTTTCCAATTTTCTTCAGCATTTAGAAGTTTTTCAGACAATTCACTAGTTATAATTTTTGATAATATTTCTTGACTCGTTAACAATTCTAACAACTTAGTATGCATATATTTAGCATTACTAGACATATAATCTATTATACCATTTTGGTTTGTTGGATATGCACCATAAACCAACTTTCCCTTTCTAATCTCATATGTATCATACGAAATGCCACTTTCAAATATTTTAATACCTGTTGCATCATAACTAACATCTAATTGCCAGTATAATCCGTAATTTTGCTGCCACGGCTGCATTGGGGTTGTTATACTTCCAGATTCTACTTTCATTATTTCCCCTAATAAATATATATACCCTTCTGTCCAGCTATATACATTGCCCACATTGCTTACCACGCAACCGCTTATTTTAAACGATTCTGTGGCTGTTATTCCTAATGAACTTACTAAGCCTTTAAATGCTTCTCTTACTGCATTATCAATCCACCTTATATCATCCAATACAAATGGAAATCCTCCATTATCCGTTGTTTTTAACTTATTCATATTGTTTCAATTAAATATTTCTTCCCTGTTATTCTGTAAATATCTATTAACCCTTTCATTTTGTTTAATCCCCCCACTCCCAAATTAATATATAGTGTTGATGGTATTTTTACAATAAAATGATTTTGAGTAACAAATTCACTCGAATTTTTAATATAATATTTTGTTTCATCTTCTAATTTATTATATAATACTATTCTTTTACTACTCTCCGACTTATTTAACAAATAATTATAATCTAAATTACTTATATCTATTATTGATATCCCTTGTTCATTATATCTATCTCTTAATAATTTTTCAAGATAAATTACTTGACCTGTATATTCAACTCTTTTATTTACTTTACTCCTATACTCATTATAATTTAAATACAATAATTTTACTGGCGAAATTAGGCTCCTTAATAATGCTTCTATTTTTGATTTGCGTAGCATTACTGGCAGTAGATTTTTAACTAATAAATTATAATCTATACTAAACATTTGCATTTGATGTTAATGTTAATGTATTCAAAATAAAATATCCCGAAATCGACTCATAATTTTGAGTTAATACATTTGAAAATAATGCAGCTCCATCCTCTTTTACTCTCAATAACTCTATATATACATCATCTACTCCTTCTACTTTTTGCAATGCATCTATAAGCTTTGTCTTATTCAATTCTCCTCCATATACTATATTTTTTAAATATTCATCTATGGCATTTTTTATTACTGGAGTTCCATTTATAATTGTTGTTCCATTCGAATTTAATAATAGCGGATTATATAGTAAATTTAGTCTCACATCTACTTCACATGCTCCATAACTTATTATCGATATATTTGTCCCTGCAAATTTTACCTTATTCATATAAGACTTAAAACTATATAGCTCCTGTGTACTTAATGCTTCGGGCACTCCTGCTGTTTCTTTACATACTTTTATTCGTAGCTGCCCAGCAACTTCTTTTACAGCTACTCTTTTTACAATTTGCTTATTAATATCTTTTAAAGGATAAGTATATTTATCAATTACCCATTCCAAAATATCTCCATATTGAAATTTTAATGCTATTGAATGATACCACCTTATTGTTCCTGGTATCATCGAATTTATTTTATTATCTACTTCTTTTTTATGATTATCAAACAATACTTCCAATGTCCAAATAGCCACAGCAACTATATATGCCCACAAATTAAATATAGATGTACTTGAGTTTGAATTCAGCCCTGTTAACACAGCTTCATTATTTTTTGCTGTTATAATTATATTTTTTATTTCCGAAATTGTCCTTGCCATACTTTTTAACTTTACAAACTTTAAGAACTTTACATACTTTTTAACTAACCACAAAATCAACTCCAATTTGCCAATAACCTATCCCTTGCAATACATCCTGCTTAATTTCTGTTGCAATATTTATATTATTGTCTATAAAATACATAACTACATTTTTATCAATTATTAAATTCTCATCAATCATTAATTCCGATCCAGGAATTAATTCATCAGTTATAATATCTATTGCGTTATCTTCTGCTATTTGAAATACTGAAGAAATACTTCCATATTCAAGTAGTGCAATATCAAATAGCGCTTGACCTGATTGTACTTTTACATTTTTCATTCTTATATTTCGTTAGCAAATATTTCAATATCTTTAATAGTCCCATTTATTTTTACTCCTGTAAAACCATCCATTTCCATCTGCAGTTTTATTTGCTTAGTAATGGCATCAGTATTTTGCAAACTCATTGTTGAATTAATGCTTTTATTCAAATCAACACCAACCAGCGGATATTCTTTCCAGTCGCCTTTATTGCTTTGCAATAGCAAATCTAAATGCTGCAATGCACTGTTTCCTATCAAAAGATCACCATTCTTAACTACCAAATCGCCATTTTCGTCTAACAAAATATCATGCATACTTTCAACTTTATTACTTTACAAAATTTACAAACTAACTCAGTGTTTTATTTTAGAGTTTTCAATATCTATCAGCTTTGATATAGGAGCAATTTCAGTACCACCCCCCGATGATGTAGCAGCTGCAGTTCCACTCTGAGCTGTCGCACTGCCAGCTGTTGATACCTCGTGAGTATGATTATTGTATGCGTTTAAAAGCTTATTAAATGCCTTTTCAATCAAATTCAAACGCTTTACCAAATCGGGAGCTTTCACCATTCCTTCATTAATTCCTTTGTTTATCACAATTTCGTCAATTTCCGAAAACTTACTCACATAACTCAAATCAGGTAAATTATCAACCGAAGCAAATATTACATAACTTCCAACCTTCGGATATATCACAAAACCATTGGCGTTGCCAAGCTGTGCTGTTAATCTTACTTCTAGTTTATCGGCTTCGCCGTTTAGTGGTTCTATATCGCAGCTTGCATTGGTTTTATCTACCGATATTACTTTACCTACCTTATTAATCAGTGTCAGCCTTTTGTCTATTATTTTATTTAACAAGTCAATCATAGCACTAACATTTTTGTCCAAGTTCAATTTCTCTTCTAAACCCGCTAATTCCAAACGTAGTTTTTACACCAAATATGGCATAGCTTCCACTCCTTTCTTTATATTCGGCATCGCTCAATATGGCTTTATCGCCATGCTTGGCTTGTGGTATTCCAAAACTGGTAAACGTGCCTTTATAGCCATCGTAGCCCAATTTTATCATTTCTTCTCTTGCTCTTTTCTCTAATTCGGTTTTACTTAATTTATAAAAATTAAGTGTATGCTCCTCGCCGTCTTTATCCCCTACTTCAACTTCTATTTTACTATTATCTCCGCTGGTGCTTATGGCTTTTACTTTTATTTTTAGTTCATCTTTTTTGCGATATTCTAAACTGTGGCTTATTATATTCTGCTGAAAATGATACGCATGTTCTTTATTGCTTATCAGGCTATATACTTTGCCGCATACCAGCACTTTGTCTTTAAAATAGCTATACAAACCATAAGTATCTTTTATCCGCATAAGAACCTGTGCGGGGGTTTCATTATTTATCGAAAAACTACCCAATTCGGCTTCATATATATCTGTGGTATAGCTTGGAGTTATAAATTTAATTACTTCCGATAAGTTTACATTTCGCCAGCTCTTTTTTAGGCTGCCTGTTTTGAGTTTATACATTTCATCTTCGCAACTTATTTCGAGGGGAACATTAGGCTTTACACCTGCAACATAGCCTTCAAATTCGGTATTTAATACATCATCATAGCCCAATTTAACAATTACCTTATCGCCTTTGCTTATTAAGTCTTTAATGCTTTTACTCCTTAAATTCAGATTTCTCGGAAACTTAATCACACAGGTATCGGTAAGGCTTTTAAAACTACTTTCAATCGCCACTTCGTTTACCCAGTCGAATACCAGATTACCTATTTCTATGAATGAACTTAGCTTATACATTTTTTGTAATTTGAATTTCGGGTGCAATATCGCTTATTAGGTTTATGCTACAGTTTTTTACATTTACCATACCCGATTCGGTAATATTATAATTAGTAACCACAACATTGTTTATACCGAATATCTGCAGCAATTTACATTCTACTGGCAAAGCTATTGATTGCTGAAATAAATCATAGTATTTACTCAATTCTTGGTAAGGTGGTAAATATCTTCTAATAGCTTCATCCACTTCTTTAGCTTCATTTATAATACATTTTACCGAAATCACAAAATCGCCTTCGCTTATAAATTCTTTAACCGTTCCGATTCTACCCTGTATGGCGGTTTTAATTATATTTTTTTCTGCCGATATTTCTATAATAGGTTCAAGCAATGTAAGAGCTTTATATCCTTTTCCTGCCGGAAAATGTAAGGTGCTGTATACTGGTAAACCCAGCAATCCGCTTGCCATCGGTTGAGCTTCAAAAATAGCAACATTATAATCTGTCGGTGGCTGAGCGGAGCCGATGCCAGTCGAAGCGGGTAATCTATATAAGCTAATTCCACTCATTCCAAAAGACTGTGCTGTAAGTTGACGCAAATTCAAGCGATAAACATTTCCATTTATTGTATTAAATCCATGTCTTATATTTGTATAATCACTCATAAGTCATCTTTTATAATTATCCCAAAGCCAATTCTGCATCTCGCATTCCATTTATTAAGGCATCTGAAATTAAGTCTTTTATTTTGCCTGTACTTTCGCTTAGGTTAGTAACTTGTATAGTTAGATTCTTAACTAAACTCTCGGTTTTAAAACTCACATTTCTTACTTCTTTACCTGTGCTGGCTGCTGCTACACTTCCGCTTACCGTTCCTGTACCACTCGCAAAATTGCCGTTTTGCAAATTAGGGTCAAAATCTATTCCTTCTGTTGCGTAAGTAGTAGAGTAATATCTTTTTTTTGCCTCTTTAAAATCTACTCCTTTTCCAAAATACTTTTCAGCTAATTTCTGCTGCTCCGACTCTGGTAATTTTTCTATTTCCTCTGCTGTTAATAAATTCTTTCTGCTTTCTACATATGGCTTTTCTTTTGATTTATTCTCTTCATCGCCCAGCAATCCTATTTTCCTTAGAACCCACTTAAAGGGTTCTATTACAGGCTTTATAAAGTTATCGTAAAAATAACTGGCAAATTGCTTCAGCTTTGCCTTAAAGCCCGGAAATATTTTATCCAATACATTTACCAACATCATAAACGGATTATGATCCAAAAGCCATTTACCTATTTTTACAACACTATTTTTTAACCAATCCCAAAATTGCGAAATCTTCATCTTTATTACATCCCAGTATTTTACTATACCGTAAATGGCTGCACCCAATGCCAATATTCCTACTATTATCCATGTTATGGGGTTAGCCATCAATGCAGCATTAAACCCCCAGGTTGCCATGGTAGCTCCCAAAGTTCCTGCTGCATAAGCTCCCAAACTCATTATGGCACTACCCAACATTACTGCTCCGTTTGCCAGCAAAGCTAAAGTTGATTTTCCTACATTTACCAAAAAGCCCCAAGTTGCCTTACTCGCTTTTGCTATCATTGGAGATAAAAAGCTAAAGGCATCTTTCATCATCGCCAATGCAGGCAACATACGGCTTATAGTTACCAAACTACGGCTGCCTATTTCTACCCATGGCAAAAAACCGCCCGTTACATTAAAAACCGAGATTTTTAAATCATCCATACGAGCTTTTATCTTTTTCATTTCTTCGCCATAAGTTCGGCTTCTTATTTCTGCCTGTTCATATGCCACCTGTGTTCCGGTAACTTTTTCTGTCATTTCGCCTACTGCTTTCGAGTTCGATATCAATATTTGTGCTGTTGCTAAATTTTCTCGCCCAAACGTATTAGTCATAAAATTAATGTCTTTAAGCTTGGGATGTAGCAACGAGAGTGCATCGCTCAAAGGCATTTTACTCAAATCCATGCCAAGTTTGGTTTGCAAAAGCGTTATTACATTTCGCAAACCAGTGCCTGCTTCACTGCCTTTTACTGCATTTTGACTTAATACTTCCAACGCACCTACTGTGCTTTCTAAACTAACACCCGCTTGATTGGCACTTGCTCCTGCTTCTTTTAACGATTCCGATAAATCGGGTATTTCGGCAGCTCCATATTTAGCACCTGCCCCAAGTACATTTATTACACGCGAGGCTTCAGTTGCTTTAAATCCAAATTGATTAATGGTTGATGACATAGTATTAGCCGCAGTGGTTAAATCCACCCCCGATGCTTTTGATAATGCTATGGTTTCTTGCTGCAATTTCTTTAAACCTTCTACTCCTCCTATAGTGCTTATATCTATATTGGAGGCTAATAATTTAAAAGCTTCGGCAGCTTGCGATGCTCCCAAGCCACTACTTATGCCTACATTTCTCGATGTTTCAGATAAAGATTCAAGGTCTTTACCTGCTATTCCGGTTATAGCCTGCAAGTCCGCTATTTGTTGTTGAAATTCAGCCCCCGGTGCTATGCCTGCTTTCATACTATCGTTAAGCCTGCTTATGCCATCTGCTAAATTATTAAATCTTATAAATCTACTCCCCAAATCTTCTACATAAGCCGAAAATTTGAGCATATTTGCTTGTAATCCACCCAAATTCTTTTGTATTGTCTTAAACGTAGACGACATCCCGTCAAACAATTCAAACCTCCAACTTACTGTATTGTCTGTCATTGATTTTTATTTTTTCATTTTAATCAAATTTTCTTATTTTTGTATAAAATTTCAAATATGGATATGCACTTTTTTTCAACAGATGTTTATGTTTTTGGTGGTTTCTTTTTAGTCTTTGTTTTTATTGCTATTCTTTTTTTTGGAAGCAAAAACTACAAACCCAAAAATTATTCTTCCAGAGAAAAACACGATTTATTTCACGAAGGCAGCCGTCATTTAATGAACGATGATCCGCACGATGTCAATCCTTAACTTCCTCCAAACAGCCTCGCCAGTAAATCTGCCTGATTCTTTAACCTAAACCTTTCAAGCCACAAAGCTTCGTTGTATAATTTTGCCCAATCAGTCAAACTTAATTTTTCCGGTTCTAAAGAAAATGCACTCCTTATAAGTGCATTCCCCCGTTGATACTCATCCTCAAAACCTTCGTCTGATATTACTGATTGGTCTATAACTTTTTTACTTCTGCTTCATATACTTTAAATAAATCTCCCAACTTCCCTATGGCCGACATCTTTATTTCGTCTACTTCTCGCATCTCAGGGTCGCCTGCAAGCCAACAACTCTCAAATAATATCAATCCACTTTTTACAGGGTCTGTTGTTGCATATTTACTCGCTGCTCCTATTACCTGCAAATTGGGCTTTTTAAAATATCCATTTACAACACCCGATTCTGTTTTTACAGCTACTAAATGAACTTCCGTTTCCTCTTTCCATGTTGCCAACTGTTCGTAACTTACTCCACATGGTAATGATTCTACTTTATTATCTGTTTTCTTTGTCATTTCTTTATTTTTTAATATTTTATAATTATCTTTTTGATATACTTCCTATTATCAACTCCAATTCTTGCGATATATTTACATCGCCTGTTTTCGCATCAATATTATCATTCAAAAACTCACAATCTCGCAATTTATGTGTTATCACTTTGTAATTGTTTAAATATGATACTGTTATCGGAAAAGGATGTATGTCGGTCAAATCTTTATTTTTCCCCAATGCATCGTAAATACGTTCAACTTCTTTCATCTCAAGTTGAATGCTACCACTGTATTCCTTTTTGCCATAACCTCTACTTACAGGATTGGTGCCTGCTCCATAATTATTAGTTTTTTCCTGTTTTACTCCATATTTTATGGATGCCACTCCCGACACTATCATGCCAAGCATTTCCAACTGAATACTGGCAAAATCAAAACTCCGTCCGTTTATTAAAGGTAAATTTTCCATTTTTTTACAAATTTGCGGTTAATTTTAATACTCCTGATATTTGGCGAGCTACTCCTACTGGCACTATCTTAAAATTAATAGTTACTGTTTCGCCCGATTGCATAAATAATACATCAGGGTCTATATACACTTCGTACGCCGATATTTCGCCATCCCCCTGCATATTTCTTAACACAGCTTCGGCTGCACTCTCAAATGCTCCTATTACGGCTGGTTTTATTTTACCTTCAGAAGTCAGCTCTATAGGGCTGTTTAATTTACCTATCAATGAGGTGCGAAGCATACGGGCTGCTTTGTTCAAGGTTCTGCCATTGCACAAATAGGCTTCATCTACTGTAATGGCTGCACAACTCGGGTCGCTACTCCAGTAAAAGCCCGGCAATCCGGTTAATGGTCGTGCAAAAATATAACCCTTATCGTGTAATGTTCCTAAATCAGTCAATGTATAACTATTAATATTCAAATTCGAACTTAACCCCACATTCACAAATGTATTATCTGCCAAATCCTGCAACGGAAACTTGTCAACCCAACCAATACACTCATTTACTTTGGCCGCCGATATACATCCCAATACATCGCCTACGGCTGCCATCTTTTTATGTATGGCATTGCCCGTATTAGCTACAGCCAAATCCTGTGCTATTACTACACTTACCGCTGGAGATGCTAAGCTTCGCATATCTTTCACAGCTGCTGCCGTTCCTGTAAAACTTCTGCCCTCGAGTAAAATATTAATCGGGCGATTATTCAAAAACTCAGCATCTGCCAACTCCTGTGCTTTGGGTACGGCTGTTTCTACATCGGCATCTATTCCATTAGTTGTTACTGCTACATAAGTTGTTCGTGGATTTAGTACTAATCCTATTACCTTAACCTCTCCATTTGTACCTTGTATAAATTTCTGTATTATTGGCAAATTTTTGTCAACCATTGTTGTTAAAGAGGTTGGAGGTGTATTATCTACAAGCATCAGCCACAATGTTCCCGATGGGTTTCTTTTAAAAAACCTCTTTATATGATGATATACTAATATATTATTATTAGCATCATACGCAGCATTTATTCCATAAAATTCAGCATCCGAAACCCCTTTTAATTTTACCGGAGTTAGTAATGCCAATGCATCAGTATTAGTTGTTGGTGCTGTGGGTACTCCACCACACACCAAGCCACAAATACCATCATCGCTCGGCGCTCTTCGCCCCAAACCATCTTTCTTTGTTATTTTTACATCTGGTAAAGCCATTGTTTAACGATTAATTATTACTACTTCTTTATTTTTATCTAAACTCCTTTGATAATTTTCGGCAAAATGCAATTCATAAAACGGTTCACCATCACTGGCCACATACAACACTTCGCATTTATCATTTGCATCAAAATATTCTTGCATTGCTTCTCTTAATTCTACTTCGCCTGCCGTGCCAGCTGCTGAGCTTTGGTCACCGAGCGAAGTCGATGCGGTCGATACATCGGTTTTTTTTGTTACTCTTTTCATTTTTCTATTATTATTAATTTTTCAGGTATTATTTCTCCCATACATTCCGATTGTATTTTCATACGATATTGTTTTGACCCCCATCTTACAAATAAAAACTTATAAGGTCGCTCCCAAAATAAAAATCCTATTAACTTATCATGTATAGTTAGTTTTTCTAGTATAGTATCATTTATCGAACTAAGTTGCAATTCGTAACAAGGCTTTGTAATGGAATAATTTTTTACAATACGTATCGTATCAAAATAAGGTATAGTATCATAAATAGGTATTAATACTTCTTCGTCAATATAATTGATTTTAGTTTCAAATACTGTTTTTACCGTTTTTTCTCTTATACCCTTAGTGGCTCTCAAACTATCCAATTTCTTATAAAATTTCTTTACCTCGGTAGTATGGAGTATTTCTGCATCTTTTTTGTCATTTACTACCGTATCGTAATTAGCCTCAAATCTTTTGCGTTCGCTTCTTTCACTAAAATAAAGCTCGCTAACTCCTGATATTATTAGTATCAATATAAATATGATAATGTAATTTCTCATATTCTTTAGTATTTTTCTGCTATTAGTTTTTTAAGCTTTGCATTTTCACACTTTATATCCATCAATTGCTTTTTAATTTCATCCATTTTTACATTCAATTGATGCACCTCTTTCATATAACTTTGCAAATCTTCAGCAAGTTTTTCTGCCAACTCTCTCCATATTTTTACAGCTTTCTCAGTATTATCAAGCTCGCTCCCTTCTGCATTCACCTCTAATTGCCTTACTTCTGCTTTGCTTTTATTACGGTAAAATATGGCAGTCGAAAAACTTCCAGCCAATCCTGTCCCTAACGCTATTAGTATCGTTATTAGTGCTTCGTACATAATCTAACTATAATTGTTTATACTCCTCTTTAGCATCAAAACAAGGGCAAGCTTTATTTACTTTTGGAAATTGGTAATGCCCCTGTATTATTGCATCTGAATATTTTTTCTTCAATGATTTTAGTAATTTTAACATACTTTCTTTTTGCGAAACTGTACGATTATCAATAGGCTTCCCTAAATTATCAATACCTCCCACATAACTTACATTTATACACTGCGAATTATAGCCAGCTACTCCATTACTCACCAAGTCGTCTGTTAACAATTGTCTTATTTCGCCATTTATCAATACTAAGTAATGATAGCCTGGATTTTTCCAACCCAATTGTTCTTGCCAGTATCTTTTTATCCCTTCCAATGTTGCCCGCTGGCTTGTTGCTGTGCAATGTATTGCTATGTATTTTATTTCTCGCATTTTTTTTATTATAAAATGATGAATGATGATACAACTCATCACTCATCATTCTTAATTCATAACTCTAAGAAACCCAGTCCTGAATTAATGCTACTACACCTTTGCCGTCATTTCTGCGGATACGTCCGCCCATTCTTACCAGTGCTGAGTAAATATCGCCATAATATTCGGCTTTGCCTACGTTTTCAAAGAATTTTACTTCTCCCAAAGCACGTTCTACACTGTTCTTTTGCCATGCCAATCCTGCTGCACAATCGCTTGCTGCTGCTGCTGCGCCTATGGCTTTGGCTGCAGTTTGAGTAGTCTTATCGTAAACCAACACTAACGAACGTTTCATAATGTTAAAACCATACAAATTGCCTACTATCCCTTTTGCCTGATCTAACGACGCCGAAAAATCACGATATTGGGTCTGGCTCAAATCGCCTACCAATTGATGATACATATTGGCATCGAGTATCAAATACCTCTCGGTACTGGGCACATTTTCGCTGTCGAACCTTAACGCTAGTTTTCTTATATCATCGGCTACCAATGCTTTTCTCGTCCCTGTAAACGATGGTGTGTGCCCTGCCACAGCAGCCCCACTTGTTTTTACACTTACACCAGGACTCCAGTTTACAAGCATATACTCGGCTACTATATCTGCTAAACTCAATTTAGCTTCCGAAAGCAAACTATTACGCTTATCGTAGCTTAATTCTGCCTTTTCGGCATCTACCAATAGCATAGGGTCGGTGGTAAATTCATCCAGATTATAAGTAATATCAACATCAGTACGTTTAACGGCTGTTGCTGGTAAACTACTCCTGTTTTTTACTACTGCTGGAGGATTGCCCGCATTGGGTATATGCACTACTTTCCCTTGTAATACATAAGAATCTGCATTAAAAGCATTGTTCAAAAACTGATTGTCCTTATACAAGCCCTCCACTATGTCTTTTTCCCAAATTTCTACTTGAATTGCCATTTCTCTTAATTATTTATGGTTATTGTTTTTTGTTAATTATAATCTTTATTAAATTCAGCTTTAAATTTTGATTTAAAAACCTCAAAATTGCTTGCTTTCAATTCCTCTAGCTTTCCTTTTTCGTCAAGCTCTTTCCAGCTCATTTTTAACATGTCGCTTGCTGAGCCTGTAGAAGCGGTCGAAGTGAAATCTCTCAGATTAACTGCTCCTTTTTTGCTTTCCAACACTTCCTTAATATCAGTTGCCGACAATTTCAAATAAACCTCTTTTTCTTTTTGGGTTATTTTCTTTTCATCAACTGCTTTTTGAAGTATTGCTTCTTTTTCGGCATTTTCTGCATCCTTTTTTAGCGCTTCGCTTTGGGTTATCAAATTCTGATTTTCAGCTTTTAGCTTCACATTTTCGTTATTCATCCCTATAATATGTTTCAGCAAATCAGCTTCAGTTACATCACCAAGAGCCAGTGCAGCACTCAGCGTAATTACAAATTGATTCTTTTCCATTTGTTTTTCAGTATTAAAATTAAAATTATTGTTCATTGATTGTTTTATATAATCCTTTATTTCGCCCTCCTTAAATTTCAAAATCTTACCCTTGTCATCATAAAGCCTTACTGCTGTTTTTACAGCCCCAAATGGAGTAATACTTATTTCTTTAAGTTTGCATTTAAGCAAAGTAGGCATTTCCTGATTTTCAATTTTATCTAAAGAATCTTCACTCCATGCCAAAGGTATTACGCCTATGCTACTCATTTTTATAATGCCTTTTTCGCATTTTTTCATGATACTTACAGCAAAAGTATCATCAGCATCAAAAGCTGGTTCTGCGGTCATTTCGCCGTTTTTTTTCAAAAGATTAATCCAGATTCCAATGGGCGGGGCTTCTGCATTGTGATCGTACAGCATTATCGGATTTTCTTTAAATTCCTTTACATCTATTCCATCTGTTATTATTCTGAATCCATAATTATTCAAAACCTTATCATCAGCTACTCTAAATATCATTTCTTTTATTTTAAAAACCGGCTGCAAGGTTAACAGTCAAAACGATGCAGCCGGAAAATCCAAATTATGAAAAAAACTACAAATCATTTAGAGAGCAAACATATAACACAAAATACATGTACACAAATAACACCGCATTCTATGCTATAAATATTGCACTGCTCGCTCCTTTTCTTTAAAATTTATAGGTATATCTCGATATTTGCATAATCCGCTTATTGCATTTAAGTAATTAGCGGTTATAAACTCAATATCCTAATAACCAATAAATGACTTCAAAAAAAACAATGTCCGATAAAAGAGCAATTGCCCAATCGCTATTTATCAAAGGTGTTTTGCAAAAAGAAATATCCGAAATAATCGGCATTTCTGAACAAACAATTAGTAAATGGCGAAAAAACTTCGACTGGGATATACTTATTCAGCAAAATAACATTACACGAAAATCGCTACTAAAAGATACTTTTATTCAATTGACTGCTGTTAACCAACAAATTAAAGATAATAATAATATTCCTACCAAAGCCCAAAGCGACACTAAAGCTCAACTTTTAAGAGAAATCGAAAAATTCTCAGAACAACCTATTTATAAATACATCGAAATTTTTGAAGAATTTATTGCCTGGCTATCTAAAACCGACCCCAAAAATCTTAAACTATTTTCAGATTTATCTTGGAAATTTATCGACGAAAAACAAGCTTTAAAAAACAATTAAATCCTTTTTAAATGAGTATTTCTATCCGCGATAAAAAAGCTATCGAAAACTACAAAAAACTTTGTAAAAATATACAAAGTGCTACCGACATCAATATTTTTGAAAGCGATTCCGATAAAGAAACTCGTATCGAAAGCCTAAAAAAAGATTATGAAGCTTTTGTTGAATATTACTTCCCTCACTATGCAACTAGCAAATGTGCACCTTTTCATGTTAAATTAGCCTATCGTATCCGTAAAAATAAGCATATAAAAATTTTACTTGGCTGGGGCCGTGGATTAGCCAAATCTACTCATGTCGACTTACTTATTCCCCTTTGGCTATGGGCTAACAACGACCTTAAAGTAATGCTTCTCGTCGGGCAAAACGAAAAAAAAGGGCAAAAACTTCTTTCCGACCTTCAAGCCGAATTTGAAAGCAACCAACGTTTAATCAACGATTTTGGTAAGCAAGTTAGATTCGGAAACTGGGAAGAAGCCAATTTTATTACAAACAACGATTGTGCTTTCTTTTCACTCGGTATGGGACAAAGCCCTCGTGGCATCCGATACAAACAGTTCCGCCCCGATTATATTGCAGCCGACGACTGGGATACAAAACAAATGTGTAAAAACCCTAAACGTATCCGAGAAGCTGCCAACTGGGCTTGCGAAGATTTAATCCCTTGTATGGACGAACGAGGCAGCCGTTACATTCACGTTAACAACATATTTGCACCGCATACAATACTTACCGAAATACGCGACACTCGCGAGGGTTTTGAATTTAGTCAGCAGAATGCTACCGATGCCCTTTTGAACCCTCTTTGGATAGAAAAATATACCCGCGATTATTACATTATGCTACAACGTCAAATCGGAACTCTTTCTTTTCAGGCCGAATTCAACAACAAGCCTTATATACAGGGTACTATTTTTAAAAATGAAATGATCAAATGGGCTGAATGCCCCCGTATCGACCATTTCGACCACATCATAGGGTTTTGGGATGTAGCTTATAGCGATGCTAAAACTGCCGACTTTAACGCAGTGAAAGTCTGGGGTATAAAAAACAAACATTTTTTTCTTATCAAAGCTTTCGTTCGACAATGCAAAATGGCTGAGGCTATTAACTTTATGTTCGATTTCGCTGAACAATTGCCTAAAACTGTTCACCTTAACTGGTATTTTGAATCTCAATTCTGGAACGATGCTCTTATGATGGTTTACAACGAAATATCCGCCAAAAGAAAAAAAAACATTCCGCTTATAAAAGCCGATAGACCTAAAACAAACAAATTCGACCGTATGCTTTCTATGCTTCCTTTTTACCAGCAAAGCCGTATTTTTTACAATATAAAAGAGAAAGCTTCAGGCGATATTCAGGTTGGTATTGCTCAACTTCTTTCAATTGAACCCGGCAGTAAAGAACACGACGACAGCCCAGATGCCGACGAAGCTGCCATCGCTATTTTAAGCAAACACATACGTGCTGCTGTTGACCCTATTTTCGGATTTCAATCGCGACACAACAAATATTAACCATTAATCATTAAGCTTTATGTTTATTTCCGAATCTGACCTTAATTACAGCATTTACCCCGAAGTAATAGAAGCTATATCGCGTAACGATAGCAATGCAGTGGAATTTGCTATAAAAAAAGCACTTAGCATTATAGAAGCTCACCTTTGCAACTATTACGATATACCCGATTTATTCAATAAACCTATTGATGAAAGAAACCCGATGCTTCTCGATATTGCTTGCAATATAGCTCGCTATATTATTGCCGATGTATTGGATAATATGCCCGTTTCAATAGCTTCAGGTTACGAACGAAGCATCAAGGAACTTGAAAAACTTATGGCAGGAAAAACAGCTTTACACGGCGCAAAACCCGCCAAAAACGAAGATGGCAATGTAATCTCTTTCGTAAAATCAGGATTTATCCCAAGAACATACTAATTTAGTTTTAACCATTAACCATTATTTACATGGCTTCTAAAAAGAAAACCGACAATATACAAATTCTTAATTACACCTTAACTCAGGTGGATCGTTCGGCTAAAGGTATTAAAGAATGGCGAAACGCCTTACAATCAGCCGAAAATATTACAAACCCTCGCCGTAAGCTTTTACTCGATTTGTATGACGAAATCATTCTCGACACGCATTTATCGGCAGTAATGGAAAAAAGGAAACTAAATGTATTGAATTCCGAAATTAAGTTTTTCGATGCCTCAGGCAAAGAAAATGAAAACATAAAAACCATTATCAATATGCCTTTCTTCAGGCAAATGTGTTGGGATATTTTAGATAAAATACCTTTTGGCTTTTCGCTGATTTACTTTGATAGTTTAAGCATCGAAGGGGTTGGATATAATCTTATTCCTCGAAAAAATGTATTGCCCGAACGATCAATAGTTATCAAAGAAGCATATGACGACGAAGGTGAAAATTTTGCTGTTCCTCCCACCAGCAATTACACAATTTTTGCAGGTCAACAACGCAACTTAGGATTATTGGCTAAGGCAGCTCCTTATGTTATTTTTAAAAAAAATGCCATGCAGGACTGGAGCACCTTTGCCGAAATTTTTGGCTTCCCTTTTCGCAAAGCAACCTATTCTAATGGCGATATCGAAACTGCTAATTTATTAAATAAGATTATGGAAGCCACCAGCAGGGCTACACACATAGTAGCACCAGAAGGTTGCAATATCGAATTTGTTGAAGCTAAAGGAGCCAGTTCAGGAGGTGTAGATATTTTTAAAGAACTTAGCAAATTTTGCGACGAGCAAGTTTCAAAATTATTCCTGGGTAACACTATGACCACAGATGCCCAGGGTGGAAACTATAAAGGCGAAGTGCATCAAAATTCCGAACTTTCTTTTGCCGAATCTGATAAGCTCTATCTGCTTTCAGAACTCAATACCGAATTTATTAAAATTCTAGAATGCTTTGGCTTTAAAGCTAACGGTGGTTATTTTAATTTTGTTATAGAAAAAGACAACACAGCACTTAACCAACGTTTTCTTATTGATTCTCAACTAGCAGGGCTTATACCCATAGATGACGATTATTTTTACGAAACATACGGAATTCCTAAACCAAGCAAAAACACAATAGATAAGCCTGCCGAAGATGAGCCTGATAAAACAAAGCAAAACAATAACAGTGATACCATAACTCTAAGTAATCGTATCTCTATGTCTTCATTATTTAACTCTCTAAGAAATTTTTTCGACAAAGCCCCGCACCGTCGGGGCTAACGGAAATATTACTTAACGATAAAGTTTTAGAACTATATTACAGTCATCACCCTGATGGATGCAACTGTGCTGCCCACAGTGATACGATAACTTTTGCCCATCCTATCACTAAGCCAATTGATAAGGTCATTGAGCTTGTCGAAATAAACCGAACTTCAAAAACACGCAACGCCTTATCCGATATCTACTCTTCAAAAACAAAAGATTTAAATAAAGATTTTTTCGATATTTACCTCACGAACTTTATTAAAGCTATTGACAGCGTTTTTTCTGATATTGACAACAATCATCCATTCTGGGAAAAAGTACAGCAATTCCGCCTTAATGCTGCCAATTTTGCAGCTCACAAAACCTATCAGTTGCAGCAAAAACTCGATGTTATAAAAGCTGATGTAGAAAAAGAAAAAGGTAATAAAAAAGACTTTATAAATAAAGCTAAACTTGCTTCAGCTCGTTTCAATCAGTATCAGAAAACAGAATACAATACCTTTGTGGCACGCTGCCGTACTGCCAAACAATGGGATACCTTTCTGCAGGAAAAACACCTCTTTCCAAACCTCACATGGATACGATCACGTTCTGCCAATCCACGCGAACTGCATTTGGGTTATGTAGGTATTATTTTGCCTCAGAACCATCCTTTCTGGCAAACAAACCAACCCGGCAACCTCTGGAACTGCAAATGCGACTGGAAAACTACAGATGCACAGACAACTGCAAAACCCGATAAAATAACACCTCCTGCAAAAGGCTTGGACGGTAATCCTTATGATACCGGAAAGTTGATTACTGAAAATCATCCGTATTTTGAGAATGTTTCTAAATCAAATAGAAAGCAAATTAACAAATATGTTTATAAAGACTATCTTAAACCTATAGTTAAAGATTTTACAGAAACTATTGATGCTAATAAAGGATTTACATTAAAATCTGATAATATAGCAACAGGTCAGTTGATTGTTTTACGAAGTTCTATTAATAAAATAATGGTCCATACAGTTGACAATCCGGTTAGATTATATGCATTAAATATATCAGAGAATTTTAAGAAATGGGAGTATTTAGGATTTAGCGAAGTTGATGCAGGCAAACATTTAGATACAGCTTACTTTTTTTATTATAAAACATTTATAAATAATGAAGTGAAGTATGTTAATGTAAAAATTCATAAAATGTATAAATCAGAAATACCTTATGTGATTTATAACCATATTGATTTGAATACAATTAAGAATGGAATGCCTGCAGATATTAACAGATATATAAAAAAATAAGGTTTTAAACCACGTGGAAGGAGCATCCAAACTGCTCCGTCGATTTATGTTTAAAACCTCACTGCAAATATACAACTTTTAATTACAATTTAATCATTATTTAAAAAATATTTTTTATGAAAGCAAAAAAAATCATTCACATCATTAAACATTATAATAATGAACCCTAAACAATTCAGCATTATGCTTACTAAAAAAGGGCAGCAAATTGAAGAATTTATAAACCGCAACCTACCCATTACTATCGGCAAAAATGCCGTTGATTTGTTTAAAAATAACTTTGAAGAAGAAGGTTTTTTTGGCGAAAAATGGAAAGAAGTAAAACGACGGTTAGACCCACGTATTACGGGTGCACGTTCAAGTCGAAAAATACTTACAGGCGACACTGCCAACCTCGGGCGTAGCATCCACTACAAAACCGAAGGTCCTGCTGTAATCATCTACTCCGACCTAAAATATGCAGCTGCTCATAACAAAGGTACTACCACCGCCGGACGTGGCAACAGAACCACCATACCAAAACGTCAGTTTATTGGCCATGCCAAACAAATTGACGATATGGTTGAAAACGAAATAAACAAATTCTTTAATCAAACTTTCAAATAATTCATAATTCGTAATTTTTAATTTTTAATTCAAATGATAGAAATCTATTTATCCATTGCCCAGTGCCTAACTCAAATACCCGAAATAAAATGGATTGATATGGCACCCAAAGCCGACGAGCTTATTAACTTATATCCCGCTGCTTTCATCGAAATTAATAATGTCGATTTCGACAAATATACCGAACAGAACTACAGGGCTACGGTACAGTTTACAGTTACTTACTACCTAAAACCCTACGACAGCAGTGCCACCAATCCACCATCACCCGCACTTGCTCAGCTTGCCAGTAAGTTTGCCATTATAGCACAGGCACGCAAAGCAATTAATCTGATAAACGACAATACAATGGGCAGCGTTTGTCTTACCCGCGAAGACATACGAAAAACAAAAGACAAAGTATTTGTGTGCAAACAAACCTACAAAGCCACCACAGCTTGGTTATATTAGTGATACAATGACTCTAAGTCATCGTATCACTATCAGGCATAAAAAAAGGAGCTTTACGCTCCTTTTTTATTTAATTAATTTTTACCACCTCCTCTGCCGATGGAAGTAGCGATTCTAATAATGTAGTTGCAAAATAATTACATTCTGCATCATACAATTCGCTATTCTGGCAGGCAATAAGCCTTGTTAATGCCCGTATATAGTTCCAGTAATCTTCCGCATCACCTTTAAAACTTATGGTAATTAAGCCTTCCTGTTCGTTAATTTGTACCATCGTTAAGCCCTCCCCATTAGTTTGTTAGTAATACTTAGCCTCAGCTCTTTATCATCTATACGGCACACATCAGCCAGTAAATCTACAAGGCGTTCCTGTGTTATCCTGTTATGATTACGTTTTTCTGGAAGATGTTTTGTTTTAACAGGCTCGTTAAACAGATTCAGCTGTTCATCAAGCTTAATGATTAATTCCTCTGCCCAATCTCTGAAAAGTTTGGCACGTTCAGAACGAATAAAAAAGCCTAATCTTACAATTCCTTTTTTAATCCACAATATTGAATTTGGTTGAATAGTAGGTGTGGACAATACGTACACACCTTTTACAAAATGTTTTCCTTCAATTAATTCATCAACGTGTCTATCTAATGTTTTAAATACAGAATATTTAGTAACACCATAGCCAGTTGCTACTTCTTTTGTTGTCATTAAATACTCATGCTGAGTATTTGGTAGGACTTTTACAGTTACACCTTCAGTAACTGTCATTGGCAGTAAGTTGCCAGCTTCGCTTTTGTTTGTTAGTGTCATAACATTTTAATATTAAATAAAATAAAAAAGGCAGGTCACTGCGAACAATACTATATTCAAAAGAAGAAACTATTGAATCACTGAAAGAAACAGTTGTACAATTAAAAAAGAACCTCTAATTTTACGAGCGTCCCTCATCCAATGGAAATAAAAAAACCGCCTGATCTGGCGTGTTTTTATAAATAATTTTATTTTTATGCTTTTTATTTATATAAATATCTGATATACTATTATTTATATACTTTTTATTTATATTCTAATATGATTTTATTATGGATTATACCCACCTGATTAATTTTTTTTTAACATAATAAAGCCTTTTTTTTGTATTATCTATTTATCAATATACTTTTTTTGGGTAACCTAATGGGTAACCTACTGGGTGACCTACTTGTATTTTTCGTTTTTTAAGCATACACGGCACCTTGTTTAAACACTTATAAAAACCCAATTAAAAATCTATAAATAATCATAAAAAAAATACGCTAAATAAGCCATTTTAAGCATATTTAGCGTATCTTTGCATCATTACAGCCTACTCGCTATAAGTATTCAATTATATTCAATCAAATTAAAGTAAAAACCGGGCAAAATTAAAGGCAAATTAAATCAAAATGTATTTTTCGTTTTATTTAGTATATACTTAACTACTTAATAAACAGGCAAAAATATATTTAACTTATGTACTTTTTGTTTTTAGCCCCTTAAAATCTGAGTATTAATGGTCAAACGGATACTATAAAAATAAACCGTATAAATGCCATTAAATACAATGACAAAGGACTAGAGTTTTATAATGCAAAAAAATTCAAAGAGGCAATTGAAAACTATAATAAAGCTTTTGAATACGATTCTACCTTCGCAGATGCTTATTTCAATAGAGCTATAGCTTTGATTGGCTTAAATCCTTCTGAATATATTGATATAGATAAATGTAAAGATCTTGAAAAAGCTAAAAAATTTGGAAAAGTTATTTCAGATGATGAGTTATTCTTTTACGATTGTCTTTTGAAAGAAAAGAAGAATAAGCAAAAGAGATGATAGAATGAGATTCAATATCGGCTTGAAAAATTTTGTAATACAAACAGAGCGAAGTTTTCATTACAAAATGTTTTTTGTAAGTATATCCAAAATAAAATTTAATTAAAATCTTAGGATAAATGAAATTTAAATTTGGGAAAAGTTTCACTAAAATTTTTCTAGTTATTATGCATAAAAACCCCGATAAATCTCTGATTTATCGGGGTTGAAAGTTATTAACGGTTCTTTTGTATATTCACTTCAGGTTTTACTGTCTTTTTTAGATTTGACACAGGTGGTGCAAAAATTTTATTCAAATTCTTGTATCCAACATTATCTTTGTACCAGTCAGAATATT